TAAATCAAAAATGTCATCTTTAAAGAGTTCAAAGAATTACAGTAAAAAATATAAAGGACAAGGATAATGGTAGAATTTCCAAATATAGAGCATTACAAAGGCGATAGTTTTAAAGAAATACCTATGGTATATAAAATTAACGGACTTGCACAGAATTTAACTGGAGCTGTTATTCGTATGCAGTTAAGAAAAGAAAATGATGGTGTTTCTTATTTGGAACTAACTTCCGTTGGGAGTGCTGGTATTACTATTACTAATGCTGTAAATGGTGCATTTAAAATAAATACACAAGTAATAGCAATCCCAGCTGGAAATTATATTTACGATATTGAGTTCAATATTGGAGGCGTGATTGAAACATTAATCAAAGGAGATTTTATAATAACTAATGATGTAACAAGATAATGGCAGATATAAAAAACATAGATGTAATTCAGAATGTAACATCGGTTAGTTTTCAAGTAGAGCCAAACACTAATGTTATCAACATCAATAAAATAACTACAACTGGAAGTACTAATTTAGCATATATACCAAGTCCTACTTATGGAGTTATTACAAGTGACACAGGAAGTGATGCTACAATATTATTGGCTGATGGTACAAATGCAGGTCTTATAAGCCCTTCTGAAAAAACTAAATTAGGGGCAACAAGTGGAACTAATACAGGTGACCAAAATTTACAGTCTGTAACTAATTTAGGTGCAACTACTACTATTCCAATAATAGTAAATAGTTCAGGGGATGTACCTGTTTTTATTGGAAGTAATATAGGATTAGGTACAACTGGAATAACAGTTTTGATGGATAATAATTCAAATGGAATTAATTTAGTTGATTATGATGCACTTGGAATTTCACCTTTAACTTACATAAGTTATAATCCGGATTCGGGAGTATATACTACTCTTACAAGTATAAATGAAGCTGGACAATTAACTGCTACAAAATTAATAAAACAAGGTGGTACATCATCTCAATTATTAGCTGCTAATGGCGACTCAATTAGTGCAGGAACAAATATAACAATATCAGGAGGAACTATATCTTCAATAAGTGGAGTTCCATATACAGGTGCTACTTCTGATGTAAATTTAGGAGAGTTTGGTATTCAATTAGGTAATTTAGAGTTTGATAATACACCTACAAATATACCAACTACTGCTGGTTCTGTTTACTATAATGATACTGATGGAACTTTAGATTTAATATTAAAAGGAGGCAATGTTAAGTTACAAGTAGGTCAAGAATCAGTTATTAGAGTTGTTAATAAGACTGCTACTAATATATCTTTATTAGAATCCAATTATCAAGCAGTTAGAGTAACGGGAGCTCAAGGACAAAGATTAAAAGTTGATTTAGCACAAGCTACTACTGATGGGTTAAGTGCTGAAACTATTGGACTTGTAACCGAAACAATATTAAACAATCAAGAGGGATTTATAACTACAAGTGGATTAGTTAGGAATATTAACACAACTGGTTCTTTGCAATCGGAAACTTGGGTAGATGGAGATATTTTATATTTAAGTCCAACGGTTGCAGGTAGAATAACAAATGTTAAACCATCTGCACCAAATCATTTAATAATAATTGGTTATGTAATTTATTCTCACGTAAATAATGGAAGCATATTTGTAAAGGTAGATAACGGATATGAATTAGACGAATTACATAATGTAGCTATAAATGGAAGTTTAGCAAATAATGATTTATTACAATACGAAAGTTCGACTTCATTATGGAAAAATAAAACTTTAAGTGCAGCAGGAATACAAGCTACCATAACAGCAGGTACAACATCACAATATTTTAGAGGCGATAAAACATTTCAAACTTTAGATAAAACGGCAGTAGGATTAGGAAATGTAGATGACACTTCTGATGCAAATAAACCTGTTTCTACTGATACACAAACTGCTTTAAATTTAAAAGCAAATTTAGCATCACCTAATTTTACAGGCACAGTAGTATTGCCAAAAACAACTACAATAAATACTTTTAGTCCTGTATTGATTGTAGCTAAAGACACAGTACCATCAAGTAGTATAACAGGAACAACTTCTGAAACTATTTTTAAATCATATTTAATTCCTGCAAATACTTATAGTGCAAATGACTTATTAAAGATACCTCTTTTTGAAACTACAAAATTAGGTACTTCAGCAGCGACAATAAAAATCTATACAAATACAACCAACTCGTTGAGTGGTGCAGTTCAGATTGCAAGATATGCTTATGGTGTAAACACTATTTTAGCTAAAATATTAAGAAACTTTACTTTAAATGGTGGGCAATTAAGTGGTTTAGCATTTAACACTTCTGCCTTGACTGATATTTCAGCGAATACTGCCGTAAATGGAACTACATCATTTAATCCAGCAGTTGATAATTACATAATAACAACAGGACAATTAACATTAAGTACTGAAACATTTACACAAACAGCTTTTCAAATAACAAACTAATGGATAAAATATACACAATAGTAGCTAAAGACGGAAAAGAATTATATGCAACTTTTGACATTTCTAATTTAAATGAAAATGAAATTGCAGTAGAGGAATTGAGAACGCAAGTAATGGAAAACCCTTATTTTGATTTTGAGAATAAAATTTTTTACGACAAAATAGATGAGTAAAGAGCAAATAGATATTTTATTATCTAAATGGATATCACGTAAATTATTAGTATTTTTAGTAGCTTGTTGTGGTTTATTTTTTGGAACTTTAACTTCATCTGATTGGGTAGTTATTGCAACTGCATACATCGGTATAGAAGGTATTACTAACATCGTTGAAAGATTAAGAAAATGATGGATAATTTAAAAATCTACTTACTAAATGCAAGCGTTTTTTTAATTTCGTTGAGCAAGGTTGAGGCAAGTTTAAAAGTTTTGTTATTATTGCTATCGATAATATACACAGGCATTAAAATAATAGATTGGATAAAAAAACGTAAAAATGAAGCTGAATAATAAAGGTTATCAAATTATATGTGAGTTTGAAGGGTTTAGTGCTAAACCTTATCTTTGTCCTGCTAAATTAGCGACAATAGGTTATGGAAACACATTTTACAGTAACGGAAAAAAAGTTACAATGGTCGATAGTCCAATTACTAAAGACCAAGCATTTGAAATGTTTAAAGAGATAGCCGATAAATTTGCTAAAAGAGTAAGTTCGGTTGTTACATCACCATTAAATCAAAATCAATTTAATAGTTTAGTTAGTTTTGCTTACAACTGTGGAGTGGCTAATCTAATGAATAGCACTCTTTTAAAGAAAGTAAATGCAAATCATAATGACCCAGCAATACGAACTGAATTTTTAAAGTGGGACAAAGTAGGAACAAAGAAATTAGCAGGACTAACAAGAAGAAGAATATATGAAGCAGATAATTATTTTACTATTTAGCGTACTATTTATTTCTTGTGGAAGCAGGAAGGTAGTAATAGAGGAAATTAAGAAGGATAGTTTAGTCACAATTATTTCAAAAACTGTGACAGATGAAATTGTCAAAACCGAAACTAAAAACAACATTATAACTGATGAGTTTACTATTACTCCTTTAGATAGTTGTAAGGATATTGTGGTTAATGGAATAAGCTACAAAAACGTCATTTTAAGCTACAAAAAGACAAAAGATAACACTATACAAGTACAAGATGTAAAAGCGTCTAAAATAGAAGATATTAAGCAAACAACAAGAGTTAAGACAAAAGAAAATAAAAAAAATGTAGAGAGAAAATCTAATCCATTCTCACCTCTGCTTTGGTTACTGATTCCAATAATTCTCTACATAATTTCAAAGTCAGTTAAATTATAAGTGTTATGGCAGATAAATCTAAAATGAAATGTAACGTTCCAGTTGCATCGGATAGGAAGGGTAAAAAAATGATGGTTAAGGCTTGTTCTGATGGAAAAGAGAAGTTAATACACTTCGGTGCAGATGGTTATGGTCATAATTATTCAGCAGAAGCTCGTAAAAGTTTTAAGGCAAGACACAACTGTTCTACTGCAACAGATAAGATGACTGCAAGATACTGGTCTTGTAAAAAACTATGGTCAGGAGAAAAAGGCTCTAAATTGCAACCACCTAAGAAATAATTGCATATATTTGTCGCTTAAACATTTAATATGAGAAAAAATGATGAAAGGCGGTATCGGTTTAATCACTACATTGCCAACAAAATTGGAGTTACTATCAATCAAAGTGGTCGCTATCGACTAACTCCTGAACAAGAGAATAAGTACTTCAACATCGTTCAAAATCAAGAGCAAATCAAAAGGCTATTCTTTGACATCGAAACATCTCCTAATCTTGTGTACGCTTGGAGAATTGGTTACAATCTAACTATACATCCTGACAGTATTGTAGACGAACGCAAAATCATCTGTATTTCTTACAAGTGGGAACACGAAGATAAAATCCATAGACTGACTTGGGATAAAAATATGTGTGATAAGCAAATGCTTATTGACTTCATTAAAGTTGCTAATCAAGCTGACGAAATGATTGCACATAACGGAGATAGGTTTGACATCAAATGGATAAGAACTAGATGCATATTCCATAGAGTTTCAATGTTTCCTCAGTACAAGACCTTAGATACGCTTAAAAAAGCTAAAAGTGGGTTTAATTTTAATTCAAATAAACTAGATTACATCGCACAATTCTTAGGAGTTGGCGCAAAGGTTAAGCATAGTGGTTTTGATATGTGGAAGGAAGTGATGAAAGGTAATCCTGATGCACTTGAAGAAATGGGTAATTACTGCGATGGGGATATAGTTGTGTTGGAAGATGTGTTCTTAACAATGCAGAATTATATCAAGCCAAATACTCACGCTGGAGTTATAAATGGCAACCTTAAATACAGTTGTCCTTCTTGCTCAAGTGAAAATGTAATCTTACTTAAAAATATAGTTACCGCAATGGGAACTATTAAGAGATTAATGGAATGTCAAGATTGTGGTCAAGTCTACGAGATAAGCAATTCAGCCTACAAACTTCACTTAGAAATGAAGGATAAGTTTAAATAAGTGGTAAAAGAAACCCCTAATAAATACATCTATTAGGGGTTTTTTAATTTTAATACCTATTTTTCACGCTTTGTACCTGTTTTTCACGTTCCTTGCATTTCTCTAACAGTTCTTTAGCTTTTTGCTTTTGGTCTGATGCGTACTCCCATATAGAGAGTCTTGTCGTTATTGGATGTTTGCTGTATGCCATTCTTTTCTTAATTTTTTAATGAAATCCTTTACTGCTCCTTCCATCTCTGTTGGAACTCTTAACTGCAATATTTTAAAATCGTAATCTAATCTTTTTCTTCCAGCTCCTTTACGAACTCCTCCTTGTGTGTTACTCATTGTCGTTTTGTATTAATTTATAAATATATTCTAATGTTTCAATCTCTCTTAATTCCGAATCTATTAATCTCTCAATGTCATCGACCTTCCAAAATGGGTCTTTATCCAATTGCCTTTTTGCTACATCAATCATAGCTCCTATTTTAATTAGTGCGTTTTGTTTCATAATCTTTTTTATAATCAGTCCAAATATTAACTTCAAATCCGTTTATACGGAGGGTATCTATAACGTGGGATTGTATTGGCGATAGAACTCCTTTAGGCTGTTTAACCTCCACGAACATAGCTTTACCATCTTTCAATGCGAGTATGTCAGGAATACCTGTAAGCGATGTCTTTATTAGTTTTACCACTATCCAACCTTCTTCTTGTAACTTCTTCTTAATCTTTGTCTGCCTTGCGCTTTCTAACATTGTCGTTGTAGTCTATTTCAAATTCTATTAACCCACTTCCATCTAAATAAATAAATGTATATATCCAATGCCTTTTACCATATTTGTTTGGCATTTCTTCATTCACTCTAATACCACTATATCTAATCTCTTTTCCTAATGGTGTTTCTTGAATGCGTTGGTCTAACCACAAATCCCTATTCTGAAAAACAATAGATTCAGATTTGATTTCTACGGTGGGTTGCTTTTTCATTTGACAAATATAATACTTTAATTTGAATTACAAAATGTTTTCACGTTTAAAATTCGATAAAGTGTAATTTTTTTTATTCATCACAGATTTATAGATATTTTTTTCGATACCTCCCTTAGCGAATATCCAGTAAATGTCATTAGTACTTCTGTCCATTGTTGTTAGTCTATCTCTTGATTGCCAATACGATGTAGCAGAGAAATCAATATTGTAGTACACTAAATACTTTGCGTTTTTTAAACTTATACCTTCACGACCACTTACAATTTGTAAAGCTATAACTTTATTTGTTGTATTAAATTCATCTAAATCTTCTGTCAAATCACTTCCGTAAATGCTTTTTAAGGCATTTAGTTCTTCCTTAAATTTGTAGAATATTGCAATCTTATTAAATCTAAATCTTTCCTCTATAAATCTTGCCTTGCTGTAATCAATTACTTTTGATGTACCATCCTCAAATTTACAAGTTCCACTTGACAACTGATGAACTTTCTGCATCAACTTAACTCCAGTATCTCCAAGTATCAATCCACTTTTACCTTGTACAATTTTATCACGTTTTAAACGCTTAATAATCTCATAGGTTATAGATTCCATATCGCAATATAAGATATGCTCATTTACTTCAGATGTAAACCCAGCTTCGGCTTGTGTAAAAGTTAGTATGTAAGGTTTGACTGCTTCCATTATTTTAGATTCTTTACCATCTTTATAAACCTTAACTCTAGCATAACCTAAATTCTGTTCAGTAACATTTACATAATCATTTGCCCATTTGTAGAAATTAGTATAATGACTAAATGGAGATTTGTCTGTGACTTGTAATTGATGATACCATTGTGAAAAACTCTCCGGCGTGGCAGTCCCTGACAAAAATATAATTGGTTTCTTACTAAACCTTTTACGGATGTCCTTCTGATATTTACTTGCTTTTGGGAATGCTGCCAATCCGTGAGCTTCATCAATTATAATTACATCAAAATCATTCTCCTCAATTGTGTGCAAAGATTCTTTATTGATAATGGTCAAATTGTATAAATAGCCAATGTTATCGTAATCTCCTCTTATAGAAGTAAAAGCTTTAATCTTTGTGATAAATAAAACTCGTTCAGCACCAAAGTTGTAAGCAGTTTCTAAAGCGGTAATTGTTTTACCGGTTCTCACTTCCATTGATAGATAAACAAATCCACATTCTTTTAGGATTTTGGTAGCTTTTTTAGCTATTTCGTCTTGATAAGGTCTTAATTCCATATTATTTTTGTCCTTTGTTAATTAAATAATACCATAGCCAAATGATTTTTGACCTTATAAACTCGTATGCGATTAATGCTAATATATATTTCATAATTTTAAAACATTATTTCTTCTTCATTTCCTTCTTCTCCAACGATAAACCACTTCATACCATTGCTTGTACCATCATCATACTTCAAATCTTTGTACTGGCAGTACTTCTGTATGAATATTTGGAATCGCTTGTGTGTTAGCTTAAATTGAGCGAAATCGGGATAATCTCTCTTGAAATTATCTAAGTATATCTGCTTATCAAGTCTAATTCCTATTGGTAGGTTTTCGCTATCGTTACACCATTCGTTAAACTCAGGAGATGTACTTGCTATAAATTTACGCAATTTAGTATTCTTACTATTTTGAGCTATCAATCCATAAGTAAAATAGTCTTGTAAACACTCTACCATATAGTTATCAAACTTGTTAAAATCCTCAATCTCCCAATCGTCAAATAATTGTCTACCAAAATCTTGCTCAGGTGTTAAGTTCTTACCATAGTACTGAGCTATCTCTAATTCGTGCCTTCTACGGTCTTGTGAGTGACCATCTCCTTTTATTGCATAGTTAGTAGAGATGATAACTTTAGGAGATTCGTGTACGTTTAATTTAATCGCATCTTTATTCTTTTTCTCTAAGGTAATTCCTTCAGTAATCAAACTAAAGTTGTTCTCAAAATCAAATCCTTTCTTTACATCATCAAACACAAGTACTTTGGTTTCTAGCGATATGGTTTGGTAAGAGAATTGTTTTTTGCTATCGTACTGCTTACCATCGATAATATCGGTTCTTCTAATCTGACCTATACCTTGTACAAATAATCCTTTTCCAGTTCCACCTTCAGGAGATTCCGATATGATTTCGTCATTAAGGATTACAGCCTTGTTTTGACTACGATTTTTATAATTTAATAGTAAGTAACCTATCGTGCATTTCATTGCGAGAGAATCGTTGTGTGATATGTTCTCGATGAATTTCTGATAGTCATTATCATTTGATTTTGTTTTAATCCAATTTCTATCTAAGATTTGACTTTCCCAAATGTACCCATCCATCTCAAAATATTCCTTTAATTCTGCTTTAGTTTGAGTAACTTCTAAAATACCATTTGAGAATGGAATATAACTTCTATCTTTAAAATCCTTGAGCATCATCAAGTCAATAGTTTCTAACATTATTAAATACTGTTCTGTAAACAAGTTATGATAAGTTGAGCAGTAATTAAATACATCGATATGCTTTCCTTGAAGTAGGTAGGTAAGAACAAAATCCTTAATCCTTGCTACTGATGATTCTCTTACTTTGTTAGATTTTGTGTACACGAACATTGGCTTATCTGAACCATTTGGATAGTGCTTATAAAAACCTTTTTCCTCTAAAAATATCTTATACTTTAGTGAATCAATCTTTACATTATCTTTCTTATCTAAGTACCAAAAATTATCGTTCTCGCTTACTTCTTTTAAGTCTTCAAACGTACTATCGTCAATACTATGGATTTTCATTACTTCAGCCTTACCACGATGCAAATCCAGTTTAATTCTGTCTATTTTCTGATAATCCTCGAAGTACTTGGAATCAAATTGCCTTTTACGGTAAGCAGACTTAATGGTGTTCTTGGCTTCTTGCTCTGAAAACTCTCCAATAATTACGTTGTTAAGTATATATCCCTCAGCAGTATATTGGCTAACTCCATACTCACAAAATGCTCCAGCAATATCAAACACAAACGCATTTCGCTCTCCTTCATTAAATCCTTTACCCCAATTGAATTTCATTATCTTATCAATAATTTTATCTTCATCAGTAACTGGAACTAATGGCACTCTCTCTGAAATCGTAAACCCTTCGTCAATCAACACAGCATCAAACATTTCCGCATCGTAATTAACATAGATATTCGGGTCGTAAGATTCAAAACAAACTCTATCTACATTTGAATTTGCAATGTCAAAATAATCAAAGTCAAACTTCTTCTGAAACGCTTTGAAGTATTTAGGGTGGGTTTCCTTGGTGGCTACTGGTATTTTTACAACTCCTTTTATACCGTTACCTGATGGAGATATGAATAACAAAACAAAGTGTGGATTCTGTTTCAATAACTCAAAATGCTCTTTAATAACATCATTACTTGGGTATTTGTCGAAATCTACAACCATTAAACCTGAATGACTAACTAACCCATTGCTATTTCTTTCGCTAAACTCTCCAGCAAATAAGATGCAAGGCAGTTGTTTTTTTAAATCTTCTCCATTTCGGATGCGCTCAACTAAATCTTTGCTCTTGCCTTCTTTAATTCTAGCAACAACTTTTTCAATTGACACGATAAATGGAACTTCTTTTGATTTTAATAAATCTCTAAATACTGATACGTTCATTATTATATGTTTTTAAATATGTGTGTAATTACATCTATTGTCCAAGAATTGCCTAAAGATTTATATCGTTGGGTATTACTTATTCCTTCGGTATAATGATCTGGAAAAGTTTGTAATCTTTCACATTCTAATGGAGTCAATTTCCTATTAAGTTCCCTAATAACTCCATAAGGAACTCCTTTATACATATTGGCAGTTAAACAAGCAGATTTACCGTTTAATGGATTAGTGTGGTATTCCCATCTTTGCTTCCCGTTTCTCAGTCTATTCATATAGTCTATCGCTTCAAAACTTAAATAGTACTTATCTTCTACTTTGTCTTGTAGGATGTCAGATAGTACTAATTTTTTATCTAACGGTTGCTCAACATTGTTTATATTAGTCCAATAAAATCTAACTCTATTTTGAGCAGAAACTAAAGAACTATTTATAACTATTGGTTTTACTCCTAAGTAGTCTGAGATAATGTCTTGGTATTCTTGTTTCATTCTAACGTTCTCTAGTAGAAATTTTACGTTAGGATTTAAAGATTCAATATGGTTTAATATGTCTGAAAACTCAAAGAATAGCTTACTTCTTTCGTCATCAAAATTTAATTGTTTTCCAGCAATACTAAAACCCTGACAGGGACTTCCTCCTATAACTAAATCTATTTTACTAAAATCTATATTCCAGCTTCTCCACTCTGTAACACTACCTATTTGAATTGTGTTTGGATAGTTTTTCATTGCTATTTGTATAGCATATTTATCTATCTCACTTGCGTAGTAATTACCTACTCTTATTCCAGATTTTTCTAAAGCTAATTGACCTGCTGATATTCCATCGAATAAACTTAATACGTTCATATAATTATAATTTAAAAAGCCTTGATTTATTGGCATCCACTCCAACTCGTCAAGGCTTTATGGTGTTTAAACCAAATGTCTTAAAGTATGTGGATGTTATACTTATTAGGTAAAAAAACCCTCTCCGAAAAGAGGGTAATTAAAAAAATTCTGATGATAATTAATATTGTAAAACTTCTTCAGGCTCTGTAACCTCAATATCAGCAACATCAACCTTTGCAAGATATGTTTTAAGGTAGGCTTCTAATTCATCAAACTTTGCATCTGCATCTTTAGCATCCTCATCCTCAATATCAGCTCCTACTGTAAAGTTAGGTACAGAAAATACAACCTTACCTTTTTTACTCTCGGTAGCAGTTGCTACGTTCACCCAAGTACGAGTAATGCTCATCTTATTTGCCTTAACAAATTCTCCCCATTGCTGAGTAGCACTACCTTTAAGTTGGATGTTTGCTAATGCACCATCTGCTGTCATAATGTAGATTGACTTAGAATAGTGACCTCCAGCGTTTTTTACACGGTCTTTAATCTCGTTGTACAATCCTTGAGCTAAAACTCCACCTTTAAAAGCTTTAACAGTCATTGGCTCTTTAGAAAGATACTTAACTTCATTTGCGAAGATACCCGAAGAACTGGCATCGTTCCAACCTTTTACGGTTGATAATTCGTCAAGGAAAACAAACTTAAATGGAAGTGGCACTTCAACATTTTTTCCTAATCCTTTGTCGTAATAAGAAAATCCTTTTTGGTCAGATTTCCAATCTAAAAACTTTGTTGCTGGATTCTTACTTCCTCCAGCGAAAACTTGTGTTCTATTGCTCATAGCATATAAAATTTAGTAAGGGAAATTATGATGCTCCCTCAATGCATCTTTGACAAATGTAATACTTAATTATTAGTTATCCAAATAAAATTGAAAGAAAATATAAAAAAAAGTATTTGCACAATATGTTCGGTTTCATTATTCTCAAATTCTTCACTATTATATAGTGCTCCGATCATTACTCCTTTAATTGGAGCTATTGTAATTTCTCCTTCGCTTCTCATTATTAGGTCAAATAAACCCCAAGCGACCATCGATAATATTATAATTGCTGTTATCATTTTTGTAATCTTATTAAGTTAATTTTTCTATATACTTCATTCACTCGCTCAGAATTTAGACCTCTCTTGTAATTGAAATTCATAATCCTTGTTATTCTCTGCCAATCGCTATACTTTTTTTTCATAGATATATATATATTTTTGTTCTTCTTTTAATCCATTGCAATGGTCGTAAATTTGATTGACCCCTACTTTATTTTCACTTGCTGCTAATTTAACTGAACTGTAAACCTTACCATCTTTTAAACGCTTTACTTTTCTGTCAATTGAAAACTCTGATACCCATTTTTTTTTTGCTATTGGAACTCCACGCTTGATACAATCCAAAACTATAAAATCATAGTCATCCCATCTTGGTCTTGGTTTATTCCACAACCTATGTTCTTTAATTCCAGCTTCTACAAGAATTTTGCTTATTTCGTGATTTCTCATAAAGTTTTAATGTATTGTCCGTTAGCGTTAGTTAATATTACTATATCAAATTTTCTGTCGTATTCATCAACCACATAATTAAGAATAGAATTTACATCAGAGTACGCTTGAATGTACATCATTACTTGGTTTCTACTTAGTTCAGGTTTATGCTTATACCCATCAAATTTTTCCTTGTAATAAATATATATTAGCTCGGTAGGGTTCGATACCTTCAGATTTATATACTGTTGCTTTGTCATAATTTTACTGTTACTTTACCACTTGCACATCCTAACTTGTGTATTCCAGCATACTGATGACAATGAGGGCATTTCATCTCCCAGTACTCATCGCAATCGCCTTTTGAATTTATCGGTGGGGTAGTGAAGTAAGATTGCGAATACTTACTATCCATAGCTGTGTATCTGTAACAGAACTCTCTCTTTTTACAATTAGTGCCTGAGCATTTTGTTATATCACTCATTTCTATTCATTTTACTTGGAACTGTTATACACATTCCGTTATTTAAAAAATCTGTTATAATTCTGTCTATTCTCTGCTGAGGTATGAAGAATACATTTTGTAAGTCTGTTACTGAATTGTTTTTAGTGCTTAAAAAATACTCTATTATTGAAAATCTTTCGCTAGGCTTTATAAAATTACGAGTATTCTTCATAGTCTTTAGCATCTCAATATCTGCCTTTAAGTACCACAACTTGTGATTTAAATCAAGTCCTTCTATACCTAACTTCCTAAACCTATTAATAACTGTTGATTTGCTTAGGTTAAAATGGTCTGCTATGTCTGTTAAATTTGAATATCTACCTTTCATAATAACTGTATTTCTTTTTTAACTTCTAACCAATATTTCCAACATTCGTGAGGTATATTTGTTTCAAAAATTGTATTGTTTGAAAATAATATCTCATCAACTGCTATTAATGCAGATTCTTTAGCATTAGATTGTTCGTCACAAGTCCAACAGGGAAAAGTAAATTTTTCTACTAACTCAATTGCCTTTTCTTTTGGTGTCATAGCTTCAAATTATTGGTTATCTTCTCTATGTATGCTTCTTTTATAGCTATTGCTTCCTCAAGTCTTTCTTTAATAAGAGCAATCATTTCTTCATCTCTTTTTACTTCGATAGTGTGGTAAAATTCCTCTCCATCAATTACGCAGTAGTTAAAGAAATATGCCTTCTCTGAATTGCTACATAACATCTGCATCTGCATCTGAGCGTAGTACTCCTTATCGATATTCTCATCGGCTACAATTTTAAAGAACTTAGTCGCTCTAGGACACTTAATCTCAAGTATAGCATCTTTACCTACAACTCCATCGGGAGATGCTCCAGCGTGTTGTCCGTAAGGAAACATAAACGATTCTTTTGCTTCAGGATGCATCTCTTGGAACTTCTTAAATGCTAATGGCTCTAAATCTACTCCACGTTGCATATCAGCACCACGATAACTATCTTCTACCTGACCGTACAATTGTTCGATTGCCTTTTCAATAGCATAAGACTTACCAGTTTCTCCTAATCCACGAACTCCTAAAAGCTTGTGTATTTCTGATGCGGTAAACTTTCCGTATCTGTCTTTGAACCATTCGTTGCTACGCTGGGTTGCCTCGTAGGCATTGGTTGCCTCGTTGGTATGATTCATAACGTATTGTTCGCTGTACTGTAATGCTAAGTGTCTATTGCTCATTTTTTCTTTTGTTTCCAAATTCCTACTAAGTTACTACTATGTTTTTTAGGCATTATGTAAAATCTAAATTGACCTACTTCGTTTAAGTTGCTCCAGTTATATACTTCTATAAACGAGCCATTACCTATTGTTTCGTTAATCTTATACCCTGACCTCATTTCGTGTTAATTCTTTGGTAAGCGTTACACATTTCTTCGTTCTTGTAATAGTGAATGGATTGTACTGTTTTTCTCATCCATTTGTCAAAAGCCTTAATCTCTTTCATATTGAGCTAATATTAATTGTTTTTCAAATTGCTCATCTTCTGATATTTTGCCAAAGATAATAAAATTTTTATTAATCATAGCTAATTCTCGTAAATGATTTAAAGCAATGTTTAATCTTCTTTCTTGGCTGTTCATAATCATCTCTAATGATTCTATCTGTTGTAAGATTGTTTCTTCCATTATAATATTGTTATTTCTAATTTTAATCTTCTTTTTAGTCTTTCTAATTCTACTTTTAATTCAGAGCTAATACTACCGAATGTTGCTTTCTCTTGTTCAATAAGGTTAATCTTATTGTTAATCCTTTGTATCGTTCCAGCGATACCATTAATTTCTTCAATCAATAAATTTAAAATATCATCGTTGTATTCTCTTTCTACATATTCGATAAGATTTTCGATTGCAGTTCCAGTTTGGTCTATATCCATTTTTATTTTATTTAAAGTCTGCCACAAATTTGTTTCCTTGACTTCGAGTACAAATCTAAGGTAGTTACATAAATCCACAATACTATTTTACAAAACTTTAACACGTTTGTAGGAAAAATACATAAGTTATACGTTATTTAACGTAAAAAATAAAAAAAAACACGATTTTATACCCCCCCCCTAAAAAGTGATGTATGAAATAGGGGGGGGGTTGTTTTACTATATTTTTATAAAAAAAGTAATAAATAAATATATATATATAAATAGTAGTATTGTATTAATTAATTTATTATCTTTGTATCTATGATATTATACTTTTATTTAAAGACTAAACCATTTAAACAAGAGAGTGGATTGGTATATATTAATGGATTTATTCGTAATTACGATTTCTACGGTAACGAATATGAAATTGAAGAAGTAATAACAATTGATATTGATTTTTATTTGGACTTATTATTACTAAAGCCAAAGTATAATAAATATTCATTTGTAAACGTATCTAAAAACATAAGCACTAAATCTGTTATAGTTAGTGGTGCTGACAAAAAAGGAGATTATAAATTATTAGAAAAATTATGAGTATAAGTCATACTGGAGTAGTGTTTTTTGGAACTGAAGGAAAACCTTATATAGAACCATTAGAAGATACAATCGTAGAAAGCGTTGTAAAACAATTTAAAGAGCGTTCTAAAGTAGGAATTACTAAATATGGTAAGACTATGGATAGAGATGATTTGAGTTTAATAGAGTGGTTAGAACACACAAAACAAGAGCAAATGGATTCTGTATTATACCTTGAGAAAGCTATTAAGGAATTAAAAAAGCAATCATCAGGTTGGTATGATGAAAAACTAGAAGATAGAGCTAATATAGTAGGTCAAAACGGTAACGATGGGGAGCATTACTCGTATTTGTGTTCAACGATGGGTCTATCTAAAGAACTTTAGTAGACTTATCTCTACTTCTGATTTGGTATCGTACTTCAATTGAGCCAAACCTCTCTCGACTATATTCATAACCTCATCAGTTGTATTGGTTTTCCAACCTATTCTTTTTAGAAGTACCGTTCTATTTTTATGCTTAAAATACTCAATAGCTGTTGAGTGCATAAGTTGCCTCGTTAGGTTTACAAAGTCATAGTCAATTTCTTTACTATCAAGTATGATTTGATTATTTTTGGCTATCTGTATAAGTTTCTCATCTGTCATACTGCAAATATAATAAACCCTTACAACAAATTAATGCTATAAGGGTTATTTTTTTATCGCTCTCTCACGATAGTCAAGAATATGTATATTTGTAAGGATTTATGAAAATTGTACCTAATTAGCACCCTACTTTGACTCAAGCATATACACGACCTACATTGTATCTTTTACAAGGATTTCTATTTGTTAATTAGGCTTTATACTATATAGGTTTCCTCGGTGGGTTGCCTTGTGGGGTTTACTACTTCTCCAGTAGTCCAATGTTGTGAGCAATCCAAGTGGTTTATAATCCAATGTCTTGCATCTGATATGTTTTCAGCTCTAAATGTGTAATGCTCTTTTTCTGATTTTGCGTAGTATGTTTTCATAGCTTATCGTTCCCATCCTCCCCAACTTATTTGCTCATCGAGGTTGTCTTTATCTGTTAAATTATATCCTTGACGTCCTTCTGCCCATTCGCAAAAATTTTCCTCCCATTTATAAAAGTCCTCAATACTTGTAAACTCTCTATGGTATTGGCTCTCTACTCCATCGCAATCTTGCGAATATACATTTATGTAAGCAACGCCATTCTTTTCAATTTCTTGTTGAATTTCTAAATTTCTCATAGTTATTTTATTTCTTTACCATTCAATTCATAAACTTTGTAACCTAAATATAGGTATTTTTCAATCTTCTTAATTCTGTCAAATATAATATTATTGTTGGACATTATCTTAATTTTTTGTCCGATTGTTACGTTTTCCTTATATATTAAAAACTCTGCTTTCATAATTTCTAATTCTTTGAATAAAATTTAATTGCATATTTATTTAAAAACACTTTAAAGACAACATCTCTATTCTCTTTACCGCAATCACTATAAGATTTATTATATAGTTCTTCGCTTATTTTATCTAATCTTTCAATAGTACTCATAATATTTAGTATTAAAGTTTGCCGTGTAAATCACTTCCTTAACTCTGATGCAAATATATGGCGACTGTTTTAATTACAAAATACATTAACAAAAGTTTAACTATGTCTTATTTCACTTCGTTCAATTAGGTTTAATAGTTGGGTTGCCTCGGTAGGTTTAATTAGGTTTAATAGTTGGGTTGCCTCGGTAGGTTTAATAGGTGGGTTTAATTAGGTTTAATAGTTGGGTTGCCTCGGTAGGTTGCCTCGGTAGGTTTAATAGGTGGGTATAGCCAGACCTGGATTTTTGCAACAAAATGTTAGAAATATAACAATGTTACAAATATAACAAAATCCTGGGTAAATGTTACAAATATAACAATGTTACAAATATAACAAAAACCAGTATAAATGTTATAAATATAACAATGTTACAAATATAACAAAATGTTACAAATATAACAATCGATCTGGACTTCAATACCCTACTAGTTTAGTAGACTAATAAATGTTAGAAATATAACAATGTTACAAATATAACAAAATGTTAAAAAGCCGCGAATTGAATACCCTATTAATTTAGTAGAGTAATAAGACTATTTTTGTAGGAAAAAAGACGGAAAATCATTTTAAACACTATTTAAAAGAGTATTTTTATCAAAATATACCCTACTATTAAAAAGTTAAAATAATGCCTTAATCAAAAAAAGTCAATAAATACAAGGCCTGGCAGAGTGATAATTTTCTTACAAATTACATAATATTAAAAAATTAACAAAATTATAAATTATAAATTATTAAAAGCCCAGTTTTATTGAAT